TCGTCCTTTTGCCAGTCGAACAGCTTGAGCTTCTGCCCGACGAGCTTGCCCTCCGGGACAAAACAAACTGTTTCGATGAATTCAATGACGTCGGCGCCAGTGACTTCGTCGTCACTCGTTGGTCGTGCTTGTTTGCGCTTGGCCACGACTCCGAATCTCCCACGGCCGCAGCGACGACGTCCGCGCTATCTGTGGGCCGGCCGCTCGCGACACCATGCGCGAACGCGGAGTAGCGCGCAACTGACCCAGCAAGTGAGCGATCGTCTTCGCCGCCGCACCATGCATAGCGACGAGCTTGGCGACGTCTTCGCCGGCGTCCCGGTCCTCGGCCCGCAGCTGTCGCAGCCGTGCCTCCCACCTTTCCGAGACGGCGACCTGTGCGACTAGGCGACGGAGAATCAACTGCCCGGCGGGGTCGACCCAGTGCGCCGGCAACGCGGCGATCACCTCGCGCCAAACCCGCTGTTCGAGAGTGTCCAGCTCCGCAGGTGGTTCCGCCCGGCCCTGACCGGGAACTAACGGGACGACAACTAGCGAAGCACCGGATTTACGACCACGGGACATGGGGAACCTTCACGCTGGAAGTTAACACGGGGTCCGGAAAAAATGCAGTTTTGCATCCTTGGGTGGCAGGCGCGCCGCGACGCTCGGCCAGTGGTAAAAAATCTGCCCCCGCCCCCATCCTTTTGAAATTGCTCAGCAATATCGTTCTGCCATATTGAACCGCGTTCGTGCTGGCGAGTCAAGTCCGGCCTCGACCTAGCACTCACCGCATCTGACTGAGCAGCTTGATGGCGCCGGCATCACCACGCGCGGCGAGCGCCTGCGTGCCACCGACAGCGTAGACTGCGACTGCGCGTAGGAGTGCGCCGAGCTCACGTGCTGCGCCTGGATCGAAGCGGCAGTAAGCGCCGTGGGTTAGCTGCGCGATGTTGCGGAATGTGTGTTCGACCTCACGATCGCGGCCTTCCTGAAACATGAAGGCGGGCACGCCGAGACCTCCGAGCTCGCCGGCTTGATGGGCGAGGCTGTCGGGGTTCTCTTCCATGGCGTCGCCGACGAAGACGAGGGCGCTCACCCGGAGCAGCGTGGTTTCCTTCTTGGCATGGATCAGGACCTTCTCGATCTGGGTATGGCCGGCCTCGCACGCGATCTGCGACATGGTCTTGGCCAACTGCCCGGGGCGGGAGATCCAGCGCGAGGCGCGGCACTCACCTAGGCCGCGGTAATAGACCAGCTGCATGTCGAGGCCACCAGCGGTGGCGACCTCTCGGAACATGTCGGCCTGGAGCTTGCAGGCGGTGTCCCAGGTTGGCTGGCGGCTAGCGGTGGCGTCGAGGGCGAAGATCAAGCGTCCGCATCCGGTTAGCCCACCTGTTGCAAGCTTGCCGATTTCGGCGAGGAAGGTGTCGATATCGGACGACGCTGGGATGCTATCCGTCCGTGCGGTTGGTCGCTGATCAGTCATGGGACGTCTCCTTGAGGTACCACCAGCCGTATCGATCGGTGGTGAAGTGCTGCTCGGCCAGGTCTGCGAGTGCTTTGCGCAGGGCGGCCACCTGAGTGTGCCCACGCCGACGTTTCTGCTGATACTCGGGTACGACAGCCTTGATTGCGGCGGCGAGTTCCGGGTTATCCTCTGCTTCGTTGTAGAGGTACGACGCATCGAAGTGCCTGTCCGCGCGCTTTCGGATTGCAGCGAGGAGCGCCGTTTGCTCCGCAGTTATCGCTTGCATATCGCTGCTCCCTGCATGGTTCACATGGATGGAAGGCCTCGTCAGGCCGTTACATAAATTTCGCATTTGCGATTGATTCTCATCTGCGAAATTTCTCGCGCGAGCTGACGATGCCTTCTTTCCAAGCAGTCCATGCACTAGCTCACCTTGGACAATCGATAGCGAGCCTGCCCTCTGGGGGAGTGAGACATGATGATTCTGTATCCCCCACCGCTGACGTTGATTACCTGGCCGCTGATACGGCGTAACCACCAGCCAAGGCGCTCGGGCGATATGACCCTGTCATTCCGCTTGCTCGCCGCAACGCGCAGCAAAAACTCCTTGAACGGAGACGTGTTGAAGCTGGTGGGGGGCTCGCACGCGACCTCGATGATGCGCGCGGTTCCGTAGTCGTATTCGAGCCTGAGATCGGAATTGAGCCAGAGGTCCGCGAATTCGCGCATATCATTGCGCTCCGGATCCTCGTCATGGGCCACGTCCATGCTTTTGACCGGATCCGGCTCGCCCAGCCAGATCAGTGGGCTACGCACCAATCGCGTCCAGGCGGGATAGCTGGCAATCGGCCCACAGACTTTCGGGGCAGCTGCCGCGAGATAGCCGCGGATCACGGTAAGTGCGGCCGCCACGTAGGATGCTCGCTGGTCGAAGGCGAGGCCGAGCGTGTCGCGGTTGAACACGCGCAGCTCGGGGCGCTCGGATAGAGCATCAAGGTTACAGATTGCGCCCCGCCGCGCCATGTCGGCCGCAATGCCGATATTGTTGCCGGTGGCGAAGACAGCGGTGCGGCATTCACATCGCGGCATCTGGCTCTGCCCCAGGACCCTGACTTTCACGGCTGAGCGTTCGACAAACTGGTTCAACAGCACACCGCTGAGATCATCGGTGCAATTATCGAGCGAAACCAATTGATCGCCGCTCAGAAGGATCGCGCCCAAGCGCTTTTCCGCCTCCTCCTTGTTTCCGCCCAGGGTGATGACTGGGCAGATGTCACCGATGGCGACAGCCGCGATGACATCGACAAGATAGCTTTTGCCGGTCCCGGACGTATGCGCACGGATCAAGTGCAGTGGCGCTATCGGCAACGAACCGCGCACCAAGGTGGTCAATAGTCCCGACAGCGCGACTACGCGATCGAGTGGTCCGACGAAGGAGAACTCGCTGAACAGATCGCACAGCAGCCTAAGGGCTTCTTGCGCCTCTTCCTTACTGGGTTCTAACGGTATCGGCGGCAGCTGTAGCCCGCCCGGCAATAGATAGAGCTCGGTCTGTGAATCATACCCGGGAACGGTGAGCAGCGAGCCATCCGGGCGCAACGTCGGCGTCGTGATCACGCCCTTGATCGGTAGGTGATTCCAGCGTCCCTCGCGGACCAGCAGCATGCGAATCAACTGATGCGGCGGATCGATGGGGACCCAGTTACGAGCTCTGCGATTGTAGTGCCGAAAGACCGCTGCTTCAGCGGCCCACTCCATTAATGATTCGACGCAGAAGGTGCGCAGCCGAGCAATGCGAGTTTTGCGTCCATCGGCCGCTGATACGATTTCGCTCACCGGCAGCACGAGCGTGCCAGCGCGGGAAAAGATCGGCAGCCCGCTGGCGCGCAGCGCGTTTTCTATTTCCCTGAGTATGCGCGGTAGCTCACCAGGACGCACATCAATTGTCGGCTTTACAGCCGGCTGCGGCTGGGGTTGTGGCGATGCATGCGCTTGCGCTCCCGCTTGCGCCCACACCTGCGATGGTTGGGGCTGAGGCTGGGGCAGAGGCTGCACCTGCGACGATTGCGCACTACCACCACCGCCCGGTGCCTGTTTGGCGTAGGAGCGTTCAACCTCTTTGCGTAGGCGCTTGGGGGCGTACTTCTCCGCAATGCCGTTCGGGTACTTTTCGAACAGTTCAATAATGGCCTCAACTGACCAATTTCGAAGCCAAAGCTGTCCTACAACCTTGTGGAACTCCGCCGAGCGATCGGCGTTTGGACCGACCCCGTGGCGAATTTTTTCAAGCAAGTCATTGGGGAGCGTTGCCTCTAATCCCGCGGATTGCGGCTGAGGCTGAGGTTGCGGCGACGGCGTTAGCGTGGAGAACGCGGCGAGCAGGTCGTCTGGGTCCCACAGCCGGCCGGTATGCTCGAAGATCCTGGTCGGCTCAACCGTGATGCGGCCACGCGCCTGCTTCTTCGGCGAGGGGAAGTTCGGGGTGCCGGGCACGCGGTAGCACTGGGTAATTACGCCCGTGTCCTGGTCGGTGCCTGAGCTTGCGCGCATGGCGTCGCCTATCGCGCTCGCCTGTTCGGCGGGGATGGCGCGGGTGAACAGGTACCACAGCTGGAAATTTCCAGGCGATGTCTCGACTGCGAGGCTTGGCTTGACTGAGATATTGCCACCCTTGTTTTTATCGGCGTCGCAATCAGCCACCAGCCCAAATACCCAAACAGTATCCTCAAGCTTGCCGCGCTGCTTGCCGCGCAGGTCGGGACGCACGGTGCGCGCTTCGATGTAGGCATTCTGCCCAGCGAGCGCGTCACCGACCGCAGTCCGCACCATGTTGTCGATATCGTCGAGGTTGAACCGGCTGGGGACGATGCTTTCGTCGATCGGGCTAATGCGGCAAAGCTGCAAGACGCCTTTCGGGCCGGCGCCGTTGATAGTTTGGCATGCATGCGTGCTGATAAGCTCGATGAACCGGCGAACGGTTGCCTCGTCGATCTGCGGGCTCATGTAATCTTCCCTCCGAGCTTGAAGAAAAGGCTGTGCAGGTATTGGTGCTGCTTCGGCGTAGGTTCGCGCCCGTAGACGGTGCGCGAAGCCATGTCGTCGATGAACTCGTGATGCCGGTCGGGAAGCCGGTGCTTCTCGCGTTGTAGGAACAGCGCGACCTCGCCCCACTCCAGCGTTCCGTCGGTGTTGCGGAACGCGCCTGTTCCGTGCTGCTTGGCCTCGGCCGCTTTCACGCCCTCGGCATAGCCATCGGCGCGGGCCTGATCGATTGCGGCGCGAATCTTCTGCTTGTCGGCATCGCTCAGGCCGCCCTTTGCGCTCTCGATACGATCGGCCAGGGCATGAGCGTCGACGCTTTCGCTCTTACCCACGGCCTCCAACATTCGCTGGATGCCAAGCATCGCTGCGGCACGCTGACCATCCGTAGCGAGCAGCATGCGGATGCAGGACGCAAGCCTGTGGAGGACGGGGGCGAGCGGATCGGGCTGGCTCACCATGGCACGTCCTCGTTAGGATCGGTTGGCGACTCCTTGCGCGGCTTCTGCGAGGTCTTTGCTTTCCGAGGTCGCTGATTGGTTCTTTGCACCAAACGGTCTGCCCAGCGGACGTTGCTGGGTACATAGTTGCCATCATTGTCGACGCGATCGAGAGTGAGCCCGGGGGGCGGATCGAGCACATCAGCGTAAAAATTTTCAAAGCTACGGTAGTCTTCGCAGAAGGTAATGCCGCGACGTCCGTAATTATCGTAGCTCGGATTGTTTGGGTTACGGCAGCGGTCCAGCATGGCCTGCCAACGCCAATAAATCCGAGTGCGAGAAAGACCATGCTTTGTGTTGAGCCTTCGCATTGTCTCCCGCCGAGCACATCCGCAATTGGTTGATTTACCGCTGCGCAAATCGGCCCCGATCACCGCCCGTTCCGTGCCGCATTTACAACAACGGCAAAGCCAACGAACAAAAACTGTCCCGGTCTCATCGTGGCGATATCGTTCCGGATGCTTCGCTAGAACGATCCAATCGCCAAACCGCTGTCCAACGAGGTCAGGGACTTCCCGCTCGGCACCTCTGCGACTGCATCCGCAGCTCTTTGATGTACCGAAAAACGTAAGTTGGCACCGGATACGACACGCTCCGTGCCGCCACATTCGCCTTCACAGCGGCAAAGCCAACAGATGTGCCCCCGGCGACGCTCCGGATGCATTGCCAGAACCCGCCAGCGACCAAATTGCCTTCCGACCATGTCGAGGAACGGCAGCGCCATGAGTCATACCCTCCAGCAGCGCTCTTTGTGCGGGCACGTCCGACATCGCCAATCTTCGGGATCATCATAAGCGCGCGGCAACAGTTCGCCTGCGCGTGTTGCCTCGATGATGTTGACGGCGCGGTCGCTCCAGAACTGCGCACGCTCGGCATTGAATGGCACGAAGGAGTGCAGCCATTCACAGGTGTCGGCGTTCGTCACGGTGAACAGCGCGGGATTGGTGATGTCGAGGTAGGCTTGATAGAGCGAGACCTGCGCAGCGTATTGCGGAAAGACCTTCTCGAGCCCGTCGCGCTCGACCGCGCGCCAATTCTTAGCGTTGACAGCCTTGTGCTCCCAGATTAGCGGATAGATCAGATAAGCGTCTGGCAAGTCGGGACCGTGAATGATGATTCCATCAGCGTGGCCGCGCAGCGCACCATTCGCGGCGGTGAAGGCGAGCGCGTCCGGTGGCGCAAACTTGAAGCCGGCGGCCATGAGATGCCGGCGCGCGCGCTCCTCGAAATAATGTCCGCGATCGAAGATCTCGCGCGTCCTGGCCGCGAGCACAGGCTTGCACCACCAATCGAACTGGATGCGGCGCGCGCACTCGTGCCCGATGATCGATGCGCCCAGATAGGGACGCGGCAATTCCGCCGCCGTGGCTGCGGCGCGCTCGACGACGTCGTTGATGGCGACGTTGATCGGCTCGATCGATAGGTTGGCGCGGTTGAAGTCCACGGTATTAGATTCCGATCTCGTCGTTGAATTCGTCCGGCGTCTCCAACGGCCCGCCGGCCGCGGCGTTGGCTTGGCGCGCAATTGTGCTGGCGCTCGATTGCCGAGTGATGCCCTTGTCGCTGAAGTCGCGCGCGATCATCGCCTTGCGGATCAGCGGCATGGCCTTGAGCAGGAATTCGATGATGTCCTCGCGCGACCACTGTGCGAGCGGTTTCGACCAATCGACGGCGCCCGCGCAGGCGTCCGCGAGATCGGGCAGGATCGCTGCCACCGCGCCGGCGTCCCACGGCTGCGGATCGAGCGCGATCATCCGGATGGTGCGCTCGCTATCGAGCTGCTCCGCGGCCGCTTGCTGCGCACGCACGCTGATCCAGGCAAATAGGATCGTGGCGATGATCCAACCCCATTCGGGGTCGCTCAGCCGTCCGATCGGCGTGCCGGGTGGAATGGGGCCGTTCATCTGGACGACCCCACGCGCACCGGCGATAGCGGCAGCGGTGGCGTCGCGCTGCCACTGATCTTCGAGCGCGGAGATGGAGACCTCTCCGATCGCTTTGATCTTCCCAGTCACGTTGCCCATCCTGGGCGCGCGATGGGTGCGCTGGATGCGGCAGGCGCGCTACCACTATTTCCGCCGTCGAAGGGTGGTGGTTGTTCGACGGGTTTCCACTCCTTCTTGTCCTTCGTGATTACCGAGCCGATGATGTTCTTGTCAGCGTAATTCCCCCCGGCGGATCCTTCCTTGGGCCGCCCTTTCTCGACGCCGATCTTGACCATGCAGCACATGCCCTCAAAATCCTTGAGAGAGACCGTGCGGGCGGCGCGGGCTTCGGCGCTGATGTCGTCCGGCATGAGTCCTTTCGCGCTATCGAGGATCGCTTTCAGCTTGCCGCGGGTGATGTCGGCGGCCTGGGCATGACCGGGCGTGGTGCCGTCGACGACCATGTTTTCCCAGAACTTCCGACCCTTGTACTTGCCGTCGACCACGGTGAATTCACAGTCGAGCATTTCGCAGTCGCCTTTTTGGCTACGCTTGAGCATTCCGTCCTCGCCGACACCGCCGGCGCGGAGATGCAACGAAACCGTCGCGGTCTCGCCGGCGGGGATGATCTCGAAGTCGCGTGCCGGCGGAGCGTCGGTGTAGTCGTACGGGCACATTGTTTGCCTCCTCTATGTTTGAGTAGTTTGCTCGGGGGAAACGGTGATGAATGGTTTACGCTGACTCGGCCCGGTCAGCTTCTCGAGTAGCGCGCCGAGATTTGGCGGCTCGAACTGCTCAAGTTTTCCGCTCCTATCCTTGGCTGGGTATCCCCAAGGATTCGGGTTCGTGCACACGAACGCGCGCACGGGTTTCCTGTCGCCGAAATCGATCCACTGCATGGTGACGATTTCGTCGACGATTGCCGGTAATTCGCGTCCGGTCTTCCCGCCTTCGATCTGAGGCTGCCAGCTCGTGAAATTGAAGTCGTCGACGTTCTTTTCCAGTACGGCGACCAAGATCACCGTGCGTTCGCGCGCGTGCTGCAATTGACTGAGCCAGCCCAACATGCTGCGGGCATGCACCCCGTAGGTCGCGCGCAGGTCTTTCCGGCCGCGATCAGTGAAGCTCTCAGGCTGTTGCTCTGCCCAAGTGAAAGAGAGCCGGCCCGCCTCGCTTAAGGAGTCAACGAATAGGATGTTGAACAGTGCGAGCTTTGCGAGCTCCGGATTCTTCATCACCTCCGCGTGGTGTGCCTCGCTGTAGGCGGCGGTTGCTGGCAAAGCCGGATTAGGCCCGCCGATAGCGCACGCGAGGTCGCGGCAATCGGCCCATGTCCTCGGGCGCACGCTCGCCATCAGAAGGTCGTCGATGGCAAGGGTGCCGGCTTCGATGTCGACGAGCAAGGTTGACGCCAGCATCTCTGCGGTTAGGGTGCGCAGTAACGATGTTTTACCGACTCCGGATGGGCCCGCGACCAGAATCTTGGGACCGCTCCTCTGTGCGAGGCGGTCATCCGCTGTGAAGATTTTCATGGTGCGTCCCCCTTCGTGCGCTCGGCCGCCATCACAACCTCGGCGGCAAGCTCAAGCGTGACAACG